TATAGATTGGTAACATCACGTTGCTCACTAAGACTTCCCACTGCTTTAGCTTTAGCTGGTCGAGATGGACGAAAAGTCCGTTGCAAAGAGCGGTACTTGTTAACAAACCGTTGTCCGAGACGTATTCCATTGGCGGCAGCACGAGCATAAGGGAGAAAACGGCGGATGCCTACGTTGTTGCGAGATCGACCCATTGTAACCCCTGTTTAATTAATCTCGTTAATTAAGTGTGCGGCGGCGTAATATTATTTATTTGCCGCCTAGATATTATGGCCTGTAAAGGTCACTAACGTGACCCGGCCATGTAAATAAAGTATGTTAGGTTAGGGTATTACCTAGGCCCTGGCCCTGATATAAGAGATTAGTTTGTGGCGCTGAACACCCCAGTAACTATGAGAATGTCGACGGGGGGAAGAAGAAAAACGATCCATCCATCATCAGAAAGCAGATTCAGGTTGTCTACTCAACAGATATTCTTCACTTATCCACAATATGAATGCGGACGACAGGAACTATTCAATTTTCTCAATGAAAAGTGCAGACTCATCAAGGCTGTCATTGCAGTTGAAACACACGAAGACGGGCAAAAACATATGCACGCATACGCCAAGTTCGAGAAGAAACTCAACATTCGTGACGCAGCTTACTTTGACAAAGACGGTCACCATCCAAATTTTCAGTCTGTGCGAAATGCTACTGCTTCCATCACATACTGCCGAAAAGAAGATCCCACTCCATTGGAGTTTGGGCTTGACCAATCAGAAGAGGAATTGAACAATATATATGAACTAGCCAAAACAACCCCTGAAGAAAGTTACTTTGAAACATGCAGGAAGAACAAAGTATCCATCCATTAAACATAGGTCCCCTTTATGTATGCAGATCGGGCGTACAAAAAAGCACAGCTCGATACACAAGTCAACACAATTTCAAACGACTATCTCGTAGAGGGAACGATCTTGTCGACTACATTAGAGACGTTGCGAATGCCAGAGGACATGACTTCACTATGGATCAAAGGACCGAGCGGAATAGGGAAAACAACTTGGGCACTGACTTACTGCGAAAAACCATTGTTATTCGTGAGACATCTGGATACACTACGACAGTTCAGACCTGGATTCCACAAAACGATAGTCTTCGACGACATGAACTTCTCGCATTTACCTCGTCCAGCCCAGATAGAGCTAGTAGACCGGTATCACCCTCAACAAGTACATGTGCGGTACGCGGTAGTGGATATTCCAGCCAAAACTCCCAAAGTATTTTTGTCGAATGACATAATCTTTATCTACGACGAAGCGATAAATAGAAGACTGACAGCATTGAGCATAGCAATTGCCTAATAAACTTTATTGGCCAATAGAATTCTGAGTAGCAGTAGTAAACGTATAATGATAGGTCTTAGTGCAAGTAACTTGCGCTTGACCACCACCAGGAACAAGAGTACCAGGAGTAGTAACAGAATCAACAAAAGGATTAGTAAATACCAAAATAACACCTTCGGTAAGGTTAGCCTTCATCTTCACGTTGAGAAGATCCTCCATATTCAAAACATAATTCCCAGCATCACGTTGTTGAAACGAATAAATCTCATTGGGTTGCATAAAAACTCGTTTACGAGACTTAACGAGCCAATACATCCCAAAGGAAGGAGCGTCAAAAGGAGTAAGAGCATAATAGGCATTAGTAGTAATTCCAGTTGGAAGATTACCAGGAAGCTGATTGGCAATAGCCTCGTTCCACTCGATAGCAGGATCAGAGGTGCTGCCGTTATTCTTCCTAGCGATAACAAAGTAGATATCCATATAAATCCCTTCATCAAAAGTATTTTGAATAGTATAATTCATACAAACACTTCGAAACCGTAACTTCATAGTAGCAGCTGATGCTACAGGATCACCTCCATTCTCGCGTGCAAAGATCCACCACATGTCTCCATTACCAGGCGCGGTATTAGAGGCGTAAGTATTCGTATCGTAACCGAACATAGTAATTCCCACTACAGCCTGCCCGTTGGCAAGAGAAGTAGGGGCCCAATTGACCTGATTAGAAGCCGTTATAACAGCTGTCTTCATTCCGTTGATCTTGTCCATATGATAGGTAAACATCTTGAAAGCCCTCCGAAATTTTCGCCGGACGCCTGCAGGCGCCCGTCGGCGTCTATATAGATTGGTAACATCACGTTGCTCACTAAGACTTCCCACTGCTTTAGCTTTAGCTGGTCGAGATGGACGAAAAGTCCGTTGCAAAGAGCGGTACTTGTTAACAAACCGTTGTCCGAGAC